ATCCCAGACTTTGGCGTAGTTGAGGGGAAGTTTATGATCACCTCGGTTGAATATGCAGGCGCGCATGACGGGGAGGCGACGTATGAGTTGTCGCTCGCCTCGGCGGGTCAGCTGAGCTTCAACGCGCTATAATGGCGAACCCTTATGCAGGTGAGGTGGCGCTGGTTGTGAACGGCCAGCGCCACCTGATGAAGCTGACGCTGGGCGCATTGGCAGAGCTGGAAACGGCGCTTGAGGCGGAAAGCCTTGTTGCGCTGGTAGAGCGGTTTGAGGCGGGGCACTACGGAGCGCGTGATGTGATTGCTTTGCTGGCCGCGGGGCTGTCGGGCGGTGGCTGGACTGGGGATGTACGCGACTTGGCGCAGGCCGACATTTCGGGTGGCCCGGTGGAAGCTGCGCGGGCGGCCGCCGAGCTTTTGGCGCGCAGTTTCGCGGTTCCGAATACATGAAGACGATCATGGATTGGCCGGGGCTGATGCGGCTGGGGCTGCATGACTTGCGCCTGAGCCCGGCGGCGTTCTGGGCACTGACCCCGGCGGAACTTCTGGTGATGCTGGGGGCTGAGGCGCGCGAGGCACCCTTGGGACGTTCGCGGCTGGAAGAATTGGCTGCGGCCTTTCCTGACACGAAAGAGAGGACGGCATCATGAGTGATCTGGACGGCTTTGAAGATGGGCTTGAGGGCCTTGAGGGACGGCTTGGCGATGCGGCGGCGGTGACGGCGGCGTTTGACGCTGAGTTGGCGCGGATGCGCGACAGCATGCTGTATACTGGGCGCGAAGTAGGCACGCTTTCGACCAGGTTTGGCAGCGGGTTGCGACGCGCGTTTGATGGCGTGGCCTTTGATGGCATGAAGCTGTCGGATGCGTTGCGCGGCGTGGCAAAATCGATGTCGGATGCGGCGTATTCTGCGGCGATGCGGCCTGTGCAGAACGCGCTGGGCGGGGCTTTGGCCAATGGCGTTAATGCGTTGGCCTCAGGGATATTGCCCTTTGCGGATGGCGGCGCGTTTGCCCAAGGCCGGGTGATGCCCTTTGCCAAGGGCGGCGTCGTCACGGGGCCGACAAATTTTCCGATGCGCGGTGGGCTTGGCCTTATGGGCGAGGCTGGACCGGAGGCGATCATGCCGCTGACGCGGGGCGCTGATGGGCGCTTGGGCGTGCAGGCGGCAGGGGGCGGGCGACCTGTGCAGGTGGTGATGAATATCTCATCGCCGGATGCAGAGAGCTTCCGGCGGTCGCGTAGCCAGATCGCGGCAGAGATGAGCAAGGCTTTGAGCCGAGGCGCTCGTAACCGCTGAGCGACGTTTAACCTATTGAATTTATTGGAGGTGGGCGGATGGCCTTTCATGAAGTGCGGTTTCCCGCAAACTTGAGCTTTGGGTCGGTCGGTGGGCCGGAGCGGCGCACGGACGTGGTCACGCTCGCCAATGGATTTGAAGAGCGCAACACGCCCTGGGCCAATGCAAGGCGGCGTTATGATGCGGGCGTGGGATTGCGAAGCCTGGATGATATTGCGGACCTGATCGCTTTTTTCGAGGCGCGGCAGGGGCAGCTATTCGGGTTTCGCTGGAAAGATTGGGCGGATTTTAAGTCGTGCCTGCCCTCGGGCGTTGTGGCGTTCGATGACCAAGCGATTGGGGTTGGAAACGGCGTTCAAACCGTGTTCCCGTTGAACAAGACCTATGCGTCGGGCGAGGCGCGGTATGTGCGCCCAATCTCGAAGCCAATAGCGGGAACGGTGAAAGTGGGCGTGGGGCCGATCGAGTTGGCCGAGGACGTGCACTACAGTGTCGATCCGGCAGCGGGAACGGTGACATTTGTGGATCCTCCGGATGTGGAGGCGCATGTCACCGCGGGGTTTGAGTTTGACGTTCCAGTGCGGTTTGACACTGACGGAATCGCGACCTCGGTCTCGTCGTTTCAGGCAGGTGATATGCCAAGCGTGCCAGTGGTTGAGGTGCGGGTATGAGCGCGGGCAAAGAGGCGCTTCTGGCGCATCTAAAAACGGGGCTAACGACGGTGTGTCGGGTCTGGGCTGTGACGCGGCGAGATGGTTTGGTGTTGGGATTTACCGATCATGATCAAGCGCTTGTCTTTGACGGGATCACGTTTCGCGCCGATGGTGGGATGACGGCGCGGGCGCTGGAGCAGGGCAATGGGCTGGCGGTTGATAACTCGGAAGCGTTGGGGGTTCTGAGCCATTCTGCGATCCGGGCGCGGGACATTCGAGCGGGGCGTTATGACGGCGCGGAGGTCGTAATTTGGCAGGTGAACTGGGCGGATGTGGGCGCGCGTCGGGCGGTGTTCCGCGGAACTTTGGGTGAGATCACCGAGAGTGGCGGTGCGTTTGAGGCGGAATTGCGAGGGCTTGCTGAGGCGTTGGGTGCACCGCAGGGACGTGTGTTTCAGAAGGGATGCTCGGCGATCTTGGGCGACGCGGCATGTGGCGTGGATTTGGAGGCTGCGGGGTATTCGGTTGAGGCTGAGGTTGTCGAGGCGGACGATGATCGCGTGTTGCGGTTTGCGCCCTTGGAGGGGTTTGATTTGCGCTGGTTTGAGCGCGGGCGGGCCTTGGTGCTGGATGGAGCTGCGGAGGGGCTGGTCGGGATCGTGAAGGCGGATCGCTGGCTGGAGGACACGCGCGAGATTGAGTTGTGGCAGGGGCTTCGGGCTGAGGTTGCAGTTGGGGATCGGGTGCGGCTGGAGGCGGGATGCGATAAACGGGCTGAGACCTGTCGGCTGAAGTTCCATAATCTGTTGAATTTTCAGGGCTTCCCGCATGTTCCGGGCGAGGATTGGCTGATGGCTTATCCTGCCCAAGGAGGCGTCCATGATGGCGGCAGCCGCACGTGAGCGCGCGGGTTGTTGTCGAGGCGCGCGGCTGGATTGGCACGCCCTATTTGCACGGCGCGAGTGTTCAAGGCGCGGGCTGCGATTGCCTGGGCTTGTTGCGCGGGGTGTGGCGCGTCGTCGAGGGAGCGGAGCCTGTGGTTGTGCCGCGATACTCGGCTGATTGGGACGAGCCGCAGCGGCGCGAGGTGCTGCGCGCTGCGGCGCAAGCGCATCTGATTGAGGTAGCGCCCGACGCGGCCAAGCCGGGCGATGTGATCCTCTTTCGGATGCGCGCGGGCGCTGTGGTCAAGCATTTGGGCATTCAGTCTGAGGTCGGACCGACGCCTAGGTTTGTCCATGCTTACGCAGGGCATGGCGTAGTGGAGAATGCGCTGAGTGGCCCATGGGCGCGCCGAATTGTGGCGCGGTTTCGGTTTCCGTCGGTGACAGCACTTGGAGGGATGATCTAATGGCGACGATAGTTCTTTCGGCAGTTGGAGCGGCGGCGGGCGGCGCGATTGGGGGTGGTGCGTTGGGGCTGACCTCGACGGTGATTGGGCGCGCGGTGGGGGCGACGCTGGGGCGAGCGCTTGATGCGCGGTTGCTGGGCGCGGGGGCAGAGCCTGTTGAGACGGGTCGCGTGGATCGATTTCGGCTGGCGGGGGCCGGCGAGGGCGATGCAGTTGCGCGGCTTTGGGGCGGGATGCGCCTTGGGGGGCAGGTAATTTGGGCCTCGCGGTTCTTGGAGCGCGCGTCCACCAGTGGCGGTGGTGGTAAAGGGGGGGCACCTGCGCAACCGACGGTGACGAGCTATAGCTATTCGGTGTCGCTGGTGTTGGGGCTTTGTGAGGGCGAGATTAGCCGCGTTGGACGGGTCTGGGCCGATGGCGCTGAGGTGCCCCGAGATGATCTGAATATGCGGGTCTACCGGGGGACCGAAGACCAATTTCCAGACTCGAAGATTGAAGCGATAGAGGGCGCGGGTGTTGTGCCAGCGTATCGAGGGCTGGCCTATGTGGTGATCGAGGATCTGGACCTGTCGCGGTTTGGTAATCGCGTCCCGCAGTTCAGCTTTGAGGTGATCCGACCTGCGCAAATCGCCGGGCATGTGTCGCTAGCAGATCAGATCAGGGCCGTCGCAGTGATCCCCGGAACCGGCGAATATGCGCTCGCGACGACCCCGGTGCATGTAGCCAAAGGGCCCGGTGAGAATACGTCGGTGAATGTGAACACGCCTGCGGGCAAGACGGATTTCGCGGT